TTCGAAATTTAGAAAAACCCTAACTAAGAGCATTGACGGTCTTAGTTTTGGTTTTAATGACCCTACCGACTGGGTCAGTACAGGCAACTATGCGCTGAACTATCTTATCAGTGGAGACTTTAATAAAGGTGTTCCGCTAGGTAAGGTTACAGTATTCGCAGGTGAGTCCGGTTCAGGTAAGAGCTTTATTTGCTCTGGTAACTTGGTACGTGCCGCACAACAACAAGGTATCTTTGTTGTACTAGTAGACACAGAGAACGCACTAGACGAAGCATGGTTACATGCACTAGGTGTAGACACAGCAGAAGACAAGCTACTCAAGCTAAACATGGCAATGATCGATGACGTTGCTAAGACTATTTCAGAGTTTATGAAGGACTATAAGGCAAACTATGGTGCGGCAGATGCCAACGACCGCCCTAAAGTCTTGTTCATCATTGACAGTTTGGGTATGTTGCTAACACCTACAGACGTTAATCAGTTTGAAGCAGGTGACATGAAGGGTGACATGGGTCGTAAGCCTAAAGCACTAACAGCACTTGTTCGTAACTGTGTAAACATGTTTGGTAGTTACAATGTTGGATTGATTGCTACTAACCACACTTATGCGTCACAGGATATGTTTGATCCAGACGATAAGATTTCAGGCGGCCAGGGCTTTATCTATGCTTCGTCAATCGTTGTTGCTATGCGTAAGCTAAAGCTCAAAGAAGATGAAGATGGTAACAAGGTAACCGAGGTTAAAGGTATTCGTAGTGCTTGTAAGATTATGAAGACTCGCTACGCAAAGCCATTTGAATCCGTGCAAATTAAGATTCCTTACGAAACAGGTATGAACCCTTATTCAGGTCTAGTTGACATGATGGAAGGCAAAGGTCTGCTAAGTAAAGAAGGTAACAGCTTGAAGATTACGCTGTCGGACGGTGAGATCATCAAGCAATTTCGCAAGGCCTGGGAACGCAACGAAAATGGTTCCCTCGATAAGGTCATGGCCGATTATGCTAATCTTAGCAATAAGGCCGAAGCATCGACTGTTGAAGCAGTTGATGAATGATATATAGTAGGCTATGATAAACTTTACAGAATCCGCAGCCACTAAGATCGCAGAGCTAATCGCCGAAGAGAAGAACCCTAACTTAAAACTTAGGGTCTTTGTCCAAGGTGGTGGCTGTAGTGGTTTTAGTTATGGCTTTACTTTTGACGAAGCAGTCAACGAAGATGATTTTACGTTTGATACAAACGGAGTAACTCTCTTGGTAGACAGCATGAGTATGCAATACTTGGAATCAGCAACTATTAAGTTTGAAGACGGCTTAATGGGATCTAGCTTTGTCATTGACAATCCTGGTGCTAAGAGTACATGTGGTTGCGGGTCAAGTTTTAGTTACTAAGGAAATTAATATATGGCAATTGAAGAAGATGATTTCGATCAATCATATCTGCTTGAACTGTACGAAATTCTATTAGGCTATGTACCTGAACGTGAACGTGCAAATTTAGCAGAACATGTGTTTGATTGGTTGCGTGGTATCGAAGCACCTGATTGGGTGTTTGATGGCCTGGCAGAACAGGACAAATATTTAGAAGAACTATGTGAAGGACGTACTAGTTTTGACGGAGCCAAAGAAATTGACGAAGAAGTCGATGACTTTGACGAAGACTACGATTACGAAAACTATGACGACGATGACTACGACGAGGATGATAGGTGACTTGGTTTTCTGAAGTTACAAAAGATCTAGCACGATTACCAGATGCTTTAGATCACTTTGAAAACGAATACTGGGTAGCCGTAGACGAAGTAAAGATTCGTGGTAATCTTGAAAAGGCAGCGGCAAGTATGCCAGGTGTAGTTGAGCAAAGGTTTAATCAACTTCAGGAAATTGAGGCTATTCTCAATCATCTAAATATTCAGCTTAGAAAAATTAAAAGTAAACACTTCAAGAAATATCTTGAAAACTATCAACGTGCCCTAAGCAGTAGGGACGTTGAAAAGTATGTCGATGGTGAAGATGAAGTAGTCGATTATGAGACCCTAGTTAACGAAGTTGCGCTGATGCGTAATCGTTGGCTAGGGGTCATTAAGGCCTTGGATCAAAAGCAGTGGCAGATTACTAACATTACCAAACTACGTGTCGCTGGTATGGAAGATGCTAGCCTATAAAAATGTTGCACTGCAACATAATTGTATAAATAAACATGAGACGCAAAGTGCCCAATTCTGGGGCTTTGCACTTTATCTCGCTTAACTTAAAGGAGAACAACATGTTCACATCACTATCAAGCATGGCTATTTGGCCAATCAACATGATCCAAGACGCTAAGAAGTCATGGACTAAGACATACGTACAAAACGAAAACATCCGCACAGCATTAGACGCATACGTCGATGCACAAACAGTTTTCGTTAAGCAAATCGTCGCAAATGCCGACGTTGTTGCTAAAGAAGTCAGCGAAGAACTAGGCAAATTTCCTAAGTTTGAACTGCCAACAGCAAAGACTAAAAAGTAATGTTCACTGGTAAGATAGTCGCAGTATCAAGAGCGGCACACATTACTACTCTATCGTTGCTTTGGTTTACTACATGGGCATTCCTAATCGTAGTAGCATAAGCAACATATTAAGTAGTACTAACGAAACCGCCCCAGAGGCGGTTTCTTTTTATAAATATCACTATGCACTTACACTGGATCTTTGACATTCCCAACTATCGTTTATCATGTAAGGTAAACGATGAACTAACCTATGTGGCTATTCGTGGCGGCGTAGGTGGTATCGAGAAACATTATCAAGGTACAACCACTGTTATACCTTATGAAACATGGCGCAGTGAGTTCGATTGGTTAGAGCAAACATATCCTGATATGAAACGTGCTAAACGTGAACCAATCGACGATGCTGACTACGAAGACATCAAAGCAAAGAATCCGCACCATAACTTACATGATGTATATTTGTACCCATTTGGTATCAGCGATGACAACCAAGTACTAGATAGATTAGGTCGTGCAAGTAATGTGCAATCGAACATCAATAATTGCTTACTTCATCATATATATCGTGCCGAAGGAGTAGGTATGTTTGAGACATACGATGGTGAGAACTTCTTTGTTAGGTTAGAAAATCCAGGCACCGATGGTGCAACATATTACAACATGATGCCTTGTTGCGTATTCCCAGACAACCCTGGCATTCGTCGTGCAACTGAAGAAGAAATAGTAAAGTACAGCCTCAGAGAGTTTGCAAACCTAGAACGTGCAAAAGGTCTCGCTCTTGGTAACGAGCCCCCTGCTTTATTAACAGCCCACTATGTGTTGCCCTAAAGCAACAACCAATTCAAAATAAAACCGCCTTAGTGCGGTTTTTTGTTGACACCAACCAAATTGCTTGCTATACTAAGAGCATGTTCAACAACTTTGGATTGATAGATGCAATTAAAGAGAATTGGACTCTGGTCCTTAACTACTGTAATGTTAGTGTGGGGTGTGTCCGAAATGGGACAACGCAGAGATGCTCGGCATGCTAGAGCGTTAATGGAAGCTCGGCTGGAACAAGAACGGTTTGATAAAAAACAAGTCGCATGTCTAGCCACTAATGCTTACTATGAAGCACGAGGCGACAATCGCCGTAGTATGATTGCGGTTAGCCAAGTGGTTATGAATCGTGCAGACATTCGCAAGTCGACACCTTGCTCTATGGTATATGAACGCAACAACAGAGGATGTCAATTTAGTTGGACTTGCGATCCACAGAAATCAAATTGGGATGACATTAGTTATCGCCGAGCATTGGCTGTGGCGCACGATGTTTATTACGGCAAAGTCGATGATATTGTTAAAGGTGCAACACACTACCATACCAAGGCGATTAATCCGTATTGGAGTCGCAGTAAAAAGTTTGTAAGACTTGACAAAATAGGCAGTCACGTGTATTATAAGAGCTTAGAGAATAAATGGAAGATTGTATGAAAAAAATTGCTAAGGAAACCTACGACAACTGGGCAAAAGAGTTTGAAGCTAGCTTTTGGTCTAACACCACTGGCTGGGGTATGGCTTTTTGTAATCAGTTTAACATAGAGGATGATAACCTGTGGGCCGAAGACAATCGCATGCTAGCAGAGATTAAGATCTTTGACGAGTATGTAGACGCATCACTTGTTCCTGAAGAAGCCAAGGATGTTGAGTTTGATTGGACACCCTACCCTACACTTAGTGCTGAACTACAGCAACAAATTTTAGATTACATTAACAAGGGTGAAGAGCCAGACGGCTTCTTAGTCAGCGTTCTGTGTAATGACTTGGTCAATGCAGT